GAACTTTCTTCAAAGTGTTCACATAATATATCCATAGCCCACTTTTCAATCTTAGATTTCTTCTTAGATTTAACATATGGTAAGTATGTATTTCCTCTTGGTAGTAGATTTGTATAGAATTGATAAACCGACTTTGGTTTCAATTCCCAATATTGTTGTATTTCATTTACAACTTCTATCCACTCAGCTTTCATTGATAAAAATCTATGCACCATATAATTAGACCAGGTCTTTTTATCTGCGTCTGTAATGTTGTCCCAATACAATTGGTTCTGAACATTTGTAACTTGTTTTATGTGGTCAAATAGTGTTTTTGTTTTCATAGTGAATAACCTTAGATATAAATAAGTATCTTGTATGAATCTGAAAATGTATTTTTTTTAGTATCCGCCAGTAACTCTTGTTCTTGGTAGATTTATTTGATATTTTGTGTAGTTATTTGAATCTGTATATAAATCTTTTACACTCTCACTTTGCTCGGTATAGTCACCAAAGTTTCCACTTATTTTAAATGTTCTATCAACGACTATATTATCAACTCCCATTATATCTATAAATTCTTTATCTTGCTCATCTATATCGATTTTAAATTCTAAATCCAATTCAAAGTCATCATTTTCGTTTGTTGTAAAGTCAAATCTAAAATAAAACTTTGTATCATTTAAATTAAAGACTTTAAAATTATCTTCGACATCAAATGTTAAATTTATATTCTTATGTATATTATGTAAAACCCAACAAAATCCCTTTATCTGGTCAATAATAGAATTCTCTAATATATCTTGGAAACTTTCTTTTTTCAAATGACTTAATAATGCATTATCGTAACTTAGTGGTGTTAAGAATGAAGTATCAAAAATCTTTTCGTCTGTAATATCCGTTCTTTCTCCACCATTCTTATAACTATGTAATACTTTATCTAATGCCCAAGATTGTGGTTTAGGCATTGTTCCGTCTTGATATTCTCTTGTTTTCCAATCTCTTTTGACCTTAGTATCTTTCTGTAATTCAATGTGGTCATCGACATCCATCACTAAACCTCGTCTATTAATTTTAAATATTTTTAACCACAAGTCTGTCAGATGTGCTTTTGTATGTCTACTGAAAATGTTGTTAACATAGTCTTCACTAATCCAATTTTTCATTAGACTTTCCTCTTTTGATATACCAAATACCTCTTTCATTGTAGCTAATGGTGTTTCAACTAATACATCAGTCCCTTTCATAATATTTATTCTACCACCGTGGTCAACACCGAGTTTGTAATTATGTTTCACATCGTATAAAAACTTTAAACTATTTACAAAGTCCACATTTGTTTCCCTTGGATAACCTGGCAACCAACCTGTATCAAATGTTATTTGGTCATCCTTGGTTACTGCGTCTAAATAATCTCTAACTAATTGTGGTGTTTGTCTTTTTTCCATAAGTGCTAATGTTTTTGCCACACCATTTTCAACACCAATGTTCATATAGACTAAACCTGATTTTCTTGCTCTGTCGAAAAATTCCGTGTCCATTTTTTTGTGTGTTCTGAAGTATCCACCATATCTAATATCCTCTGGTAATTCACCCTTTTCTTTCATTTCAAGTATATAGTCAATTAATAATCTATAATTTTTTATAGAACCATTAATCAATGAATCAGTAAACCAAAAGTTTTTAACTCCATAGTTGTTGTATAGGAATGATATATCACCTGCTATTTTCTCTGGACTTCTATATCTGTACATTCTTGTTTCACTACAAAATGTGCATTTGAATGTGCAACCTCTTGAACCTTGAATAGGTACGGTTAAGTCTGGTCCAAAGTCATTTGAATACCTATCAATGTATCTGATTCTTGTATATCCGTCCAATACTTCCTTTGACCAAGTAGGTGAATCTAAATCATTTAACTTCATAATCTGTAAATTACCAGTATAGATTGGATTTCTACCACTACGACCTTTTGGCATTACTGTTGGTAACGATGGTCTCAATTTATCCCAAGTCCAAATACCTTTGACATTTTCATAGTTTTCATCACCATTTGTAATACTTTCTGCCAATTCAACAATAGTTTTTTCACCCTCATTAGTTCCACAACCAACATCTACGAACTCTCTGGCCATAGCTACCATTCTTGACACTTCCAATTCACTTCTGTGTCCACCACCATAGTTTTGATTGATACCTGCCTCTACTAATCCACCATTTTCTCCATACCAACAAAAGGGCCCACCATACCAAATTCGTATAGTTGGATTTATTTGTCTTAAATAGCGAGCGAGAAAGTCTGTTGTCATAATGTTAGATGAATATGTTGTGAATGCCACAACATCATATGTTGAAAGTTCTTCAACTATTTTGAACCAAAACTCTTGAAACAATGGTATGATTTGTCCTACGAAAATCTTTTTTGTAGACCAAGGGTCATCTTCAATCCACTTTCTAAATAACTCTGGATTGGTATCTGCTAAATGTAATGAACTCATCATATTTATATCGAATTGTTTTGTTGATTTGAATCCTGCGTTATTTAAAGCAGTGTTAAGACTACCTAATGCAAATGATGGTGTTGATGTTGACCATTGTGGACATATTGCTAACGCTATTTTTAAGTCTTTCTTTTTCATTAGACAAAAGTATCTCCTACTGCCCAAGCGATACAAGAGTATCTATGGCCACTTGTTATTTGTTTTACCTCGTGTCCTGCAAATGCCGGATGTATAACTAATTTTCCTACTTCTGGTTCTATGATTGTTCCGTCAAACATTCTGAACTCACCACCCTCATATTCAGAACCATCATTTAAAAATACAATACAAGTTAACTTTGGTGTACTATAATCTTTGTAATTGTGGAAATCTGAGTGTGGATTATAAGAATCATTTTTATCATATCTATGAGCTTGTATTCTGTTGTGATATATACCTTTTATTTTATATTTAAATGTTGTTGCATTTGCTATCTGTATAACACTCCAAAACTTATCAAGATATTTTTGTTCATCGTTTTTACTGATGTTCAATATACACTCATTGTCTCCCCAATCGAAGTTCTCACTATGTTTAGGTTTTGTTAACTTATCAATGTCTTCGTTTGAGTCAACATTATCCCACTCCATCATTTTCCACTTAGGAACATTGTGTCCTCTTTTTCTTTCCGCATGTTTATCAATATACTTAATTAACTCATCACACTCTTCTTGTGAAAAGAAATTCTCCCTCGTAATAATCCATCTGAAATCTTGGTTCAATTTCAGTTCTTTCATATCTATCTTTTTATACATTAATATACCCTTTTAAGTATTCTGTAAACTTTCTATGACTTTCCTCATTTGGGTGTCCGTTTTCACAAAAAGCATCTTCCATTTTACTAATATCATCTGAGACCATTTCGTAAAATGGTTTATCCGTAAAGTTATCTAAAAAGATATCTTTATGTGATTTACCAAATGAAAAAAATAATAAATGATTTACATCAATCGACTCTAAAAATTTTTGGAATAAAATTATATCATAAAAATCCCAATCAAATTTAGAACGACTTTCTGCTGTAAATCCTATAATAAATATCGTTTCATCAATAAGTTTTTCATTTTTATAAATCCAATTCATAGTATTTTTAATTATAGTTTCATTACTACAACCAGCGACTGCTTCATTTATTTCCTCAAGATTTAAATCATTACACAATAATTTACTAAATCTTTGTTGAGTTCTATCTTGAAGTTCATCTCCGTCAACCCAACTACACCCATTTGCATATAAATATTTATACAAAGGTGTCTCCCAACATAAACTCTTGGATACAATATCTAACACCACTTTCTACTGGCGTAACTCTATGAAACAATAATGGACAAAATACTAATAATGTTCCTTTTTCTTTTGGCATTTCATAAAATTCTAATGTATTTGGGTCTTGGATTGCTAATTGTGTTGAACCACCCTCGTAATCTTTTGGGTCTGATAACTGAATAATCATAGCAAGTTTTCTTGTAGAACTTTTACCATTGTTAAAATCTGAATGCCAAGTAAAGAAATCACCTGGCAAATACTCTATCATTTTCATATTGTTTTCAACCTCTTGAACATCAAAGTTCCAAGACAATTGATTACAAACCTTACCCGCTACGAACAACTTCTGTTGTAATGAACTATAATCCCCTACAACATAATCTCTCATATCTTTATGTAAATACCACTCCGTTACATTTCTAAAATCTGTATTGTGGTCGTCACCAATGTGGTCGTCTAAACAACCTTGCTCACCCTTTTCGGTGTTTTTAATTCTTTCAACCAATTCATCACACTCATCACTTGTTAAAAAGTTTGGTCTTGACATATACCACTGCCAGTTATTGTTTTGTTTCATTTCCAAGTATCTCCGTTCATCCAAGTTATCAATGAATATCTTCTACCTTTTGTAATTGGTGTAACTCTATGTGATAAAAATGATGGAAAGATTATTATACTTCCCCTTGTTCTTGGTGCAGTATAGTTTTTCTCACCTGAGTCATCTGTGATTCCGAATTCTAAATTACCACCCTCATATAATGTTTCATCTGACAACTGAACTACCGCTGTTAACTTTCTTGTTGAAGTTTCTTTTGCTCCTGTATCAGTATGCCATTTGTATTTACCACCATTTTCATATCGTAGTATTTTTACCTTTTCCATTTCTTGTATGTCATAATTGTAAATAGATTGATTAGATAATTCAAAAACCATTTTTAGTTTGTTGTTTAATTTTTCGTTGTTGATTACAACTTCTTTGTTATCACGAACTTTCTTATTCAGTAAATTATCATCATAATTACCAGCGAGTTCTGATTCAGTTGGTTGTCCTGTTTCTAAGTATCTCATTAATTTTTGACATTGACTTAGGGATAAAAAATTTTCTTTATGAACTACGAATTGAAACCTATCATTTTGTTTCATATAACCTCTTTATTTTGGTGGTAAGTTGTGAACCACAATATCACTTTGAAAGTAAGTATCAATATCTTCAACATCTAATGAATATTGTTTGACTGATTGACTAACTTCTGATATGGATGTTATTTCTACTTCTTCTTCAGATGAATTTAAAAAGTAATTACCAACTGATAATCCTTCATCTGGCTTTTTCCAAGACCAAGTGTCCCCAATCTTAGTAAAATATTGTATTCCTTTATGCATTGCTTGGTCAGAGTATGGAATCTTTATAGAACCATTGACTAACATATAACCAAATGCTTCTGATTCAAATGTTCTAACAACAACTGAACCTGACATTGTTGACCCATCTAAACTTGTAGTGGAATAGTCTATCCAATCTTGTGCAGAAAATTCATCTGGCATACCAACTGGTAAATATGATTTAACAATATCACCTGCTGCTACATCTTGTATTTGTTTTGTTGAACCATCAAACATTTTAATTAAACTACCACTTATAGTTGATAACATAATGGTATTTTTACCATACCATCTATCACCATCTGCTTTGTATTTTGGTGCGCTGTCATTTACAAAAAAGTCTTTATCACGAGCTATGATATTTCTGTCTGGTGTCATAACGATTTCTAATTTATGTTGAGAAGCATAACCCTCATTATTTTTAATACTACCACTACCAATAATAAACTTTTCAATCAACAATGAACCACTATCGACTGCACTTTGATAAGCATCTGTTCCTGCATTATATTTATGAAACTCTAATCCAAATTCACCACCTGGTCCTGCTGCGTGTTGTCCTGGACTTCTAACTAAGTAATCTGGATGATATGAATTGTTAGAACCAAAAGAATCTGGATTGAATAAAGGAACTAAACTTGAACTAACTGGTGATGAACCTAATATAGTTCTAAATGAATTTTTATTAAATGAACCACTAACCATTTCTAATAAATTGTCATCACTAAACCAAGGTGATTGCATCCACAAATGAAACTTATCTAAGTGGTCTGAGTTTCCTCTTTGTGAAAAGTATGTTCTTCCTGTGTCATCACCATACTCAAAATTGACTGCTATCCCGTGTCTTGCAAAACTCGCACTAATTAATGGTTGTTGAATCGTTGATGGATTTTTCTTTCTAACATCATCTTGTCCGTAAATATATGCAGTTGTACAACCTTTTTCATTTGCATAATCTGATACTTGATTCATAAAAGCTGATTGAGTGGCGTATGAACCATACATACCACAAGCAGTATTCATTTCATTGAAGTAAATATCGTTTGTTCCATTTTCTATGAAGTAGTCCAAGCCTGCAACAATACCTATATTGGTATTGCTTGGCCAACCTACACTTCCTGTGATAGAATTTAATAAGCTTTTTGCTTTGTTTTGTGCTATTACTGACATATTGTTTCCTTATATATAAATATACACTTAATCAATTTTAGTGAATATATTCTCTTTCATAACTGATAACGCTGGTTTGTTCCAATCCTCTAATTTAATCATAGCAGTTTTATTACCTTGTTTAACTATCTCATTACATCTCAACCAAACTAAATCACTACCCAATCCTCTACCTCTGTATTTTGGGAAAATATAACGATTACACAAATAAGGATACTTTCTATTCCAATCAATAAAACACCAACCACACACTTTATAGTCCAATATAACTAAGTAAAATGTCCAATTATCTTCTAATCTATCTCGTAGTTCTTCTATCTTCCACTCTTGCCAATCTTTTCCAAATGAATCTTTAAAGTTATCTAATTCCTCTGCTATTATATCTATTTGTCTGTAATGTATATCAAAGTAATCTGTAAACTCTTGATACTCTGGAACTTCTCGTGGTTCGTAATTATTTAAATCTATCTTGTAATACATTTTTTAATCTTTCCGCATAATATTTATGTGCTTTTGGACCTGGATGTAAATCATCATCTGTTTTA